GAGAATTGGGTGAGCGTTCTTGAGTGGAATGTCATGAGGGCATCTCCAATGGGTTTCAGTGGTGGCCCGCTGGTTATAGTTTAGGGGCACGCTTTTCCGGGCTTATGGGCGTAAGCCGTTGATTGTGTTCAGGAAAAAGGGTGGCTGCTGCTACCCAATGGCTATGGGACATGTTGTGTCACGGCGTCTGCCCCTCCTACTGAGTGTCACTTGCTATCATATAGGCCGCATTCCCTAGACATGGCAACGCGTTACGAACCCCACCAGTCCTCGACTGCAAATCCTTGTACGGGGGTTCGATTCCCTCCGAGGCCTCCACTATCCTGTTGTTCTACCTCACCATTTTGGTTGTCATGATTTATATCAATAGTAGCTACAGAGGCGAATTGCCCCGCAAGATTGCCCCCCGATTGCCCCGCAGAGAGACCAGCCAAAACCTGAGCTTCCACAAGGCTTTCGTCCTCGACATGGGCATACTTGAGGGTCGTTCGGATGTTCCTATGCCCCAGCATCTTCTGGACTGTGACGGTTGGCACCTTGGCCTTGGTCATACGGGTGGCGGTCGTGTGCCTAAGACTGTGGATCGTGATTGAAGGGTCGATCCCTGAGCCTTTGCGGGCCTGTAGGAAGGCAGAATAGAATTTCCGGTACGAGGGTAGCCCAGAATGAATTAGTGCCCTCAGTGGCTCTCCTAGGGCTTCCTGAAGGGGTACCCTATGGGCTTGCCCGCTCTTGGTGACACCTAGGGTTATCCAGACAACGCCCGATAGAGGAGGCGATATGTCTGCCAGCCTTAGGCGTAGCAAATTTGACACACGCATTCCGGTTTGCACCAAGACCGTGACCATAAGCGCATAGTCGGTGAGGCCCTTGGAGACCATGTGATCAATCAGCTTCCTCTCGTCGTCCTCTCTGAGAAACGCGATGGCAGGCTCTTGCTCGACTTGCCACGGTAGGTCGATCGCCGTGTCACGATAGCCACGCTTAAGGCTGAATTTGAGGAGCTTTGACACTGAGGCGAGGTAGCGGTTGATGGTCTTGTGGCTAAGGCGCTTGGCCTTGAGCTTGTCCACCATGTGATCGACATGATGCGGCCCGATCTCAGCGATGGGTACGGTAGCGCCCAGAAGGCCCACAGATGCCTCCAGACGGGCAAGTGACTGATGTTCGTCCTTGGTACCCTTCCATAGCGTTCTTGCCTCTAGTGAGGCTGCTAGGGTCGTTAGCGATGGCTTGGCTTCCTGAGCCTTAGGGACGAATGTCCCAGACGACAACATGGCTTCGATTTGGCGAGCCTGCTTCATGGTCGTGACGCGCCGCCTTAGGCGTTCGCCATGCTTGACCACCTCAACCACAAACAGGCCCGTAGGTTTACCCTGTCGCTTCTCTGCATAGATGCTCATAGGGCAATGTCTCCGGTGTTACAGATAGCAGCCATGATGGCTTCGTTGCCGTCCACCTTGTCGTTCCATGAATAGTCCGACAGAACGTCTGGACCGTTGCCGTGGATGAATGTCACGCTACCAATGCGCTCCGTACCGTTACGCAAGACATACACGGTTTCGTCAGTGGCTGCTGTCTCAGCCTGAATAGCTGCCTTGTCGGTGCTTCGAACAATGGGGTACTCCTCGCCATCATACACGCTAATGACTAGGCCACGCGCAAGCGCCCTGTCGATAACCCCATCGATGATCTTGGCTTCCACAAGGTTCATGTAGTCGGGATATGCCATTAGATTAGTCCTCCTATTACGAGATACAGAAATAGCCCCCAGACAGGTAAGCCTAGGAGCCATGTGAACATGTTGCTATCAGTAGTGTGGGCTATGATTGCACATGCCATTATGTATAGGAATATAACTAGTAAGATGGCTGGCTCCTTAGGTCCTGTTCTCAGTTGGTAGCTGGCGCATATATGAAGGCCAGAATGTCTTCGCTGGTTATGCCGTAGTCCTGCATCAACATAGCTACAGCGTCAGGATGTTGGCTGGCAAGGTCTATCATATAGTCAAGGTCGCGCTCCTTGGCTTTAGCTGTTCCTTTGGCGGCGGTGTCTTTGCCGAATGGCTTGGTATCGTCATGGATGCCTAGCGCCGACGACACTTCGCTAAAGGTCGCATCGTGAATATCGTAGTCATCATCTGCCGTGAAATCATAGGAGCTATATGGGCTTGACCGGCCCGTGCTGTCATATGTCCTACGCCCGCTATAGCCCGACATGCCGGGCTGGTAGTAGCGATTGGACCACACTCCGTAATTGTCATATTCAGTCGTGCCAGCTATGCGCTCGCATACCAGCGTTGCGTGATCTAGGTCGCAGATGGTTTCGAGTAGGTCCAGTGCAAAGCCTATGTCTTGGGTCTCACTGGAACGATGCTGATTGTAGTAACCCACACTGATATTGGTACACTCTGCGATCAGATCGGTATAGTTCGCAGTGTCAGTGAAGGTACCGCCATCATCACGTTGCCAATGCTTTGCGCCTAGCTGGTCTATGAGACTATCAGCAAACGCATTGCTACAGCATCGTGAGCCTTGATGAGTGATCACGCTTGTCGTGCCATACCGATCAAAGGCTATGGCATAGTTGATGCCTGCTAGTAGCTCGGGCGTCTCTTTCGCGATGTGGCTTGAGCCTATCCCGCCGACTTCCTCCATACGATGGAACACATACAGGCCCGGTATGCCGCGTGCGATCATATTGACCATCAACCACACACCCGTCGTGCAATCCGCCCCAAGGCAATCGGAAGCGGGAGCCTTAGCGATATCATTCACGATGGTTAGTGATTGCCTGCCACCATGGCGATGGACCGTATCGGTATGACTGGACCATAGGACGGGAGAGGCCGTGCCATCGGCGCAAGGGATTGCCTTTATGAGATTGCCGATAGCGTCCTGATAGACCCCTAGCGGGCGGATGAAGCGGTTGATGAACTTGCGTTCAGACTTTGAGCCTGCCGGTCGCTTGTATTGGAGCATGTCCAATAGCTGGAGCTTGGGAGAGTGTGAAGGCTTGGTTTCTATAGGCATAGCGATTGCTGGCGCTCCGATAGGGCTAGGACGGCAGGGCGAGGGAATGTGGTAGGTAGATAGGTCTTTGGTCATCATGCTGCCTCCTCGGCCATCTGAGCGGCTTCAATGGTGGCATCGCTGTCAGGATCGACATAATCGGGCGCAAGTGTCGCGTCCTCATACCAATCACCCGACACCGTGCAATGGTGGAAATCGTCCGCGTTGTCAGTCACGTACATGGTCGAATAGGTCTGATCAGTGTCAGCCATGGTGATAGGCTGCGAGCCTACGCTACGGTAGCCGTATCGAACCGGGACAACATGCTCCTGCATTCCCTCGCAGAAATAGCCGCCATTATCGTCAAACCATGACTGCGAATAGGTGCGACCGCGATTGTCAGTGATCATGTCAGTACGGCGCGTGCTGTAGCAACTTCCATCACCGTCACAACGGAACGCTTGATCGCCATCGATTTGGTCTTGGTGTACGTAGATCGTCAGGTCTTCAAGGTAGACCATTTCGTCTTCATCATAGTAGCCATCAGACCACTCGCAGTACATTTGGCCGGCATGGTCATCCATGACTCCGCTTGTGCTAGATGCGTCCATGTGTCCGCCAATCGTAAACCATTCGTCATCATGATCTGAGACAGAACAGCAACCATCAATGTACGGCATGATGTAGCCATCACCATTTTGGTTTTCGATCTTACGGATGCGAGCGCCTTTCAGGTTGCCGGGCTTGTAGCCTGCTTTCTCTAGAGCGCGTTCAATGCGACCATCGGCTCCGCCATACACGCGCCCATAAAGTTTCTTGTCCGGCCACACAAGGCAACGGTCCGTCACACGGCCGCTACGCTTCAGATAGGCAAGCTGGAGATCGCTGTCGCCATAGACTGCGACCGGGTGAAGGTGTCCCAAATAGTCGCGCTTGGGATGGGACATGCACGATGATGGACCGTTAAGGTATGCCTCCACGATTTCATCGGGTGTCTTAGCGAACATCAATTCAAGGTCCGCTTCAATGATAGCCGCAAGGCGGCGCACCTCATCGGGCGACATATCAGGATAGAATTTGGTCAGGTATCGTCCTGCCCGCATCGTGACCTGAATGTCCACCATTCCCTTAGCATCGTCGGGAGTGAAGGCAATCTGTGCACTGTCAGTGTAGGACACATGGGCATAGTGGTCCGCGATCTTAGGCAAGTGAGCCCATGCTGACGGCAGGCTGACATAAAGGCCGTCTAGCAGTCGGGAGGCTTCACGCTCACGCCATGCCGTATCCTTAAGGATAGTATAGCGGTGAGTTTTCCCTTTGTTGCACCAATATCCATTCGGGCCGAAATACAGCTCATTTGCCCGCTGGACAGCTTCGCGATTAGTTGCGCTGTCAACAGTCTGGACGATGCGCAATTCGTGCGTGTAGCTAGGCGAGCCATCCGAATAGTAGGACTGCAAAGTCAGGTAACGCTGGTCACCGATGCCGGGAACCTTCATTTGTTCCCACATGCCGGTTTCAGAGTTGAGCGTTTCGATGACAAGCTTGCGCGGAAGAGAGGTTGCCATTTTGTCGTTTCCTTAGCTAGTAGCTATCGCGTATGGATAGCGATTGGTTTGTATTACGAGAACGAAAGACCAGTTCAGGCTTTAAGCATTGAACTTGCGCCCCTTGTCATCCCAAACCACAAGGATGTGCCCTTGATAGCCTGACCGGTCAGCATGCTTGCCAGTAGCTTCAAACACGCGGTAGCGGGCAATCGTGCCGCATGCCTTCAAGGTCTGGCCGATACGCTCGGCAGTGTTACGAGAGATGTAGATGGTGCGGTTAAGCATTGTCTTGTGTCCTTACTTTGAGACGAGTGGTTTGCTTCAAGACCAGAAAAGCGAGCCTATCACGTAGACAATGCAGCCTGCCGTGAAAGGTGCCAATGCAGTCATCATTGCGATGGTGTCGGGATGTAGACCAGTCATGCTAATCACTCCACTACTATGGTTGTGGTGACTTCGCAGATGATGCGAAACTGAGCGCGGTAAAAGGCCTTGATGCCTGAATTTTTCAGGTAGTCTTGAGCCGCCGCTAGTGTGGCCCATTCGTTGCGCCACGCGCGCTCGTAGTCGGCATCAATCCAGACCTTGTTGGCTTCACAGTAGTATTGGACCGTGTAGCTTTCAGTCATAGCGTTTCGCTCCTTTAGGGCATCATCAGTTGAGGCACACACCTCAAGACGCTTGTTGTGAGCTACCGGGAGACTAAATCGTCGCTTTGAACGCTAGGGCATCACACCGTTAGCTGATGCTACCATCGGGCTAATTCGGAGGAGCGTCATCTAGACTGCCATCAAGCGGCATCGTCTTTCGCCTTGTCGGTTGCACTAACCGGGCGGCTCACTACTGGTCTGGCGACGTGCTCCCCTCATTCGCACAATGAGGACACGCGGGCCGCGCTAGTGGCACACAGGGCCACCTAGCTTGTGTCCTTCCCGGCATCAGAGGCACGGGTTATATACCGCCGCTTGTGCGAAGAAGGAGACCAGTGCAGCGTTAGCCCAAATGAGGGGCTGTATGACAGGCCCGAAAGCCCGCTTTGTTCATCCCCACTGCAAGGGGAGCCGTTCGGTTCATGTGACGCGGTGACTGTGTGGACCGAACGAAACCAAATCACCTACAACCACATTAGACGGTTTGCCACTAGATAGCAAGCGGCATGTAATGGCTGATAATAATCAAGGATTATATAGCAAACGCATAGGAATAATTGAGCCATAACTAGGAAGCATAACGAGACATTCCGCTGCAATATCAATGGGTTACGCAATAAAGCTCAGATTTGGTATGAGACTATGAGATAACCTAACGATATCAATGAGTTACCGCAGTGCACAATCTATTTGAACTCTCATATACGCAAAATGCAATATGAGCGCTGGCGGCAAAGTCCATAGTGGCAGCTACAGGGATAGCTCACTTGGAAACCTGCCGTTCTAGGGCCATCCTAGGGCCAGCAATCGCTATTCTATATAACGAACGATCCGTTCGACATATCGATTACATCAGGGTTACGCATGGTTGCGGCCCGATAACGGACGGCCTAGTAAACAAGTGTTGCCTCATTAAACAAAAGTTTACAAGTGACCTAGGCCAAAATGATGCAGTATCATAATACCTCACCCGATTGTCACCGTTGCGCATCGGGACGTAATCCACATGTCACCGTGCGACACCGCATGATTACACAACGAATGCACACGCTGGCATATGTCGGGCAATGTCGTGGCGTGATACGTACCGATAACACACGCTACATCTGTAGTACTAGGATAGCATATCCTCTACCACTGTAGATAGATCAACAGGTTAGCAGGCATGAGGGCAGATCGTGCGGGGAAAACGATGATGGGTCCTGCCCTAGTCTTGACATTGGTCAAGGACGAAGTGCCACTTCGCAAAAGTTGTTAAAGCCTGCGGCTTGTTGTTCGTTCTGGTTGAGCAGTGAAAATCTGTGGGGGAGGGCGGGGGGTACCGGGGGGCTACCTCAAGGTACCGGTTATAGGACACGGGTCCTACCTACAGGCCCGGCGGGGGCGGGGTCTGGTTTTGACAGGCCTCAAAGCACTATTCCTTAGTAATATCAATGACTTAGACCAATATAGTGCAATAAGTGTTCCCCTATAAGGAAGCAGGCTCCTAGATGAGCCCTATAATCATCGTGATGTTACTTATTGCTAACCTAACGATTCCACAAGCAGCACTAGCTGCGCTAGACAGGATTGCACTATGCCTCTTGAGTCGGCCAGTTTCATCAATGGCCTCGATGCCAATAACCCTGCGGGGGGAGACTCGCTGAGTCAAGCTGACGATCATCTGCGTCTGATCAAGGCTGCTATTAAGGCGACCTTCCCGAATATTACGGGTGCCGTTACCGCTACTCAGGCTCAGTTGAATACCCCTGCATTGGGACCAGATACAGTCACCACGACTATGCTGGTCAACTCTGTTGTGACTAACGCGAAGCTAGCGGATGCCTCGGTAGGTACCTCAAAAATAGCAGATGCCTCGGTGAGTACCCCGAAGATCATCGACGCCAACGTGACCACCGCTAAGATTGCTGATGCCGCTGTTACCCTAGCCAAGGTAGGCGACCTATCTGCCACCTACGCAACGAGAACCTACGCAGACGCTCTGGTAGCCTCCGGTCGCAATGGCTTTGGCCTCAGGACAGTCTCGGCTTCGGCTCCCTCAGGGGGCTCGAATGGCGACATCTGGTATCAGTACTAATGACCCTACACATCAGAGACGGTGGTGTCTGGCGAACTCCTACACAGGGAGTATGGGCTAGAGATGGTGGCATATGGCGGAGGATACAGAAGGTATTCATTAGGGACGCTGGTATCTGGCGTCAAATCTACCAATACACCACGACCGGCTCGACCGACTATACTAGTCCCGGTTCATATAGCTTCACGGTTCCTCCGTATGTCTCCATGACTGTTCAGGTGTGGGGAGGTGGAGGCGGTGGTGCTCATGGTGCCCTCGATGACTTCAATCCTTCCTTTACGTCGGTTGCTGGTTCTCAGTCCTCATTCAATGGCTCTCTGATTGCCACAGGTGGCTCCAGAGGTCGTGGTGTACCGGCAGGGCTCGTTGGAGGAGCAGGAGGCTCCCCTAGTGGTGGCTCGGGTTCCTCAGGTGGTGCAGCCAGCGGCAGTAGCTTCACGTTCGTACCGGGTGGTGCGGGTGGTGCTGGCGCAAGCGGAGGAGCCGGTGGGACACCCGGTGCTAACCCCGGCAACAATAGCAGATCAGACGGTGGTGCTGGTTCATTCCCCGGTGGTGGTGGCGCAGGCGGCTCAGGTGACTGGGCAACTGGTGCTGATTATCCCGGTGGTGGTGGAGGCGGAGGTGGTGGTTATACATCCACAACCTATGGTCCCGGCTTCACTGTTGGTGATTCGATATCGGTAGTAGTGGGTGCTGGTGGTACCGGTGCAGGGACCAGTGGTTTCGGTGGTGCTGGTGGTACCGGTGGAAACGGAAGAGTCCTGATCACTTGGTCATAATAGAATAGCTAGCTTGCTAGCATAGCCTCTCCTTGAGCTTGTTTCCCCTATGGGGGTACAGGGAAACTCTAAGGCTCATGGGGGGTAGGGGGGTATCTTAAGGTTATCTTAAGGTTCTTCCTTACGTTTCACCTACCGAAGTCTATAAGATAACCCTCCGATAGACTGATACTATTATTATTGTGTAAAACTAATAGGTTCTACACTACGATAACGTAACGATAACACTAGGAAACATTAATGCCTATCGTACCTTTTCGTGACCTAGGCAAGCTAGGGGTCTACACGGACATTGATCCCTTCGATTTGCCTATTGGTTCATTTACGATGGGTCTCAACTGTCGCTTTGAGGATAACAAGATCAGTAGAGGTCCAGTCTTTAGGACCGTAGATAACAATCTTACCTACTTCTCTCCTCGCTTTGTGTATGGCTTCAGAGAGATAGGTGGTACTCCTAAACTCTTCTGTGCCAATGCTGATGGTCGTGTGTTCAATCATGTGGCCAACGGAGACGGAACAGCCTCAAAGACTGATATCTCTATTAGTGGCTACACCAATGCTTCTAGCCTAGAGCCTTTCACTCTGGACACTCTCAACAACATTATCGTGTTGAATAGAGAAGACAGGGTGCCATGGTTCATCGCCAAAGGTGGATCGACATTCGCTACGTTAACGAACTGGAACACGAACTGGCGCACTAAGGCTATCCGATCAGTGAATGGTCAGCTTGTGGCTGTGAACCTCACGGAGTCAGGAACGAACTTCCCTAATAGGGTGAGGTGGTCTGATTTCTCTGTGTGGGGCTCTGTGCCCGGTACATGGGTTGCCTCCCCGTCCAATTCGGCTGGCTCGAATGATCTTGGTGAACTCGATGGGGAACTCATTGACGCTTGCCATATCCGAGACCGCCTAGCTCTCTACACTCAGAACGAAATCTGGCTGATGGAACCTACCGGCGGTAACGATAACTTCACGTTCCGTCGAGCCATTAGCGGCCCCGGCATCATCAATCAGAACTGTGCTGTCGAGGTAGACAACCTCAACTACGTGTTTGGCCCCGAGGAAATCTATAAGTTCGATGGTATCTCCAAGATGGATATCTCGACTGGCCGCGTAAACGAATTTATCTACCGCAACATGGACCGCTCGAAGTCCAAGCAGTTCTTCGCTTTCCACAACTATGCGGCTGATGAGATCGTTTTCGCCTATGTATCTGCCGATGGTTTCATAAGGTGGCCTAACGATGGCACCTACGGCTGCAACAGAGCCGCTGTCTACAACTATCGCGCAGATACGTGGTACTTCTACGACCTCCCTTACGTCACCGGAATGGCCACAGGCGTCGTCAATGGCACCGCGACCTATACCGGCACAGGCGGAACCTACGACTCGATCTCCTCGACCTTCCAGTCGTTCGCTGACAACAACCAATTCGCTGTCATTACGGCTCATAATGCCCACGTAGGGTTCCCGCACCGCATCAATGACTTCGAACCCTTCGTTTCGGCCTCTACTACGAACCCCGTGAGCCCGACTGAGTGTGCTCCTGTCCAGTTCAGCCAGACTGACATGGACCTTGATGAGCTTAAGGCACCTCTTAGAGGCTATAAAGTCGTCCGTTCGCTGTATCCAGAGGGTCGTTTCTCTGGAAACACACCGATTACCTTCGAAATTGGCATCAAAACGTATCCCAATGACGGTATTTCGTGGAACGACCCGCAAACATTCGATGGATCGACCCTCTACAAGCTAGATTTCAATAGAGGTGGCCGATATGTGAGCTATCGAGCCACATACGACAGCGTTCAGCCCTTCACTTTGAATGGTCTTGACTTCGATCTGCTACTTCTGGGCCAGCGATAATGCCTTACGAACCCTTCCGAAAGAACTATAGGCGAGCACAACAGCCTCCACTGCCCGGCTCTGAGCGCGAATATATCGACCAAGAGCTACGCAAGATTCAAGACGCCTTTCAGGAGGTCGTAAGTCAAACCACAGCCATTCAGACGATCTATCCAGACCCCCCGTCTGGTGGTGGAGGCGGTGGAGGCCCGCATACCCACCCAATCTCGGATGTTGTGGGGCTTCAGACCGCCCTCGATGGCAAACAGGCTGTTGGCTCATATGCTGCAACAAGCCACAGCCACATCATTGCTGACACTACCGGCCTTCAGGCTGCTCTCGATGGCAAACAGGCCGCTGGTTCCTATGCTGCGGCTTCTCATGGTCACGTAATTGCGGATGTGACGGGCCTCCAGACCGCCCTCGATGGCAAACAGGCCTCTGGTTCCTATGCTGCGGCCTCACATAGCCACATCATTGCGGACACTACGGGCCTCCAGACCGCCCTCGATGGCAAGGCTGCAACAAGCCACAGCCACATTATCGCGGATGTAACGGGCCTCCAGACCGCCCTCGATGGCAAACAGGCCGCTGGTTCCTACTCGACTACCGGTCACACCCACGTTGCCGCCGATATCACGGACTTCAATGCGGCTGTGGACGCCCGTGTCGGCACGCCAGCCTTCACAAACAAATACGAGTGGAACACAACGACAGCAACCGCTGGTCTCTGGATTGGCACGGTTGGTGCCGGTTCTGGTACCTACTCAACACAGCTACCGACAACCACAAGCGTCTATACGTCCATAAAGAGGGCCCGGTGGGCTAACGTGATTACAACCACCAACCAAGTCCTAGGTCAACGCAACACCGAAGCGATGTTCTTCCGTGGGAACGCGGCGGGACAGGGCGGCTTCCTGATGCGTGGTCGTTTCGGTTTCGATGTGTGGACCAATGGTGGTCGGATGTTTGCCGGAATGGCGACCGCCACGACAGTTGTTTCGGCGGACCCCTCGGCCCTGAACAACACGGTTGGTTTCTGTGTGGATGCGGCGGATAACGGATTAATCCATTTCCTGACCCGCAGCACTTCGGCAACAAAGCAGTCTACTGGACTTACGATTACGTCTGGTAAAGGCTACTATTTCAGTATCCAATGCCTTCCGAACTCCTCTGCGTACACATACTCGATTACAGATCTCAATACCGGAACGGTCTATTCCAATACAGCCACATTGACCCTTCCGACCAACACGACGATGCTTACAGCTAACGTCCTAGCATCGAATGCGGCCCTTACGCCTGTAACATCAATTCAGCTTGGTATCTCGAAAATCGAGATCATTGTTTGATTTCATGACGCATGAATTGTATCCAGAGAGCACAGAGCCCGTTCTGATTCACGATGGAACCGATTACTACGCCTATTATACGACCTATCTGCTACCAGACGGGCCGATGGTGATGTTCCATCTTGAGACCTTCTACTTTTCTCCGAGCGTCTACCGAGACATGCTGGAAAAGTGGAGGTTGTTCAGATCAATTTACAAGAACCCGATCTTTTGTCACTTGGACGAGGAACGAGGCTCTGTGCTCAAGCTAGTAGACCGTGTGGGCTTCAAGCCTATTGGGACAACCCCATGCTCAGACGGTAAAACCCGAACAGTTTTTGTTCACTACTCTGATTAGAAGCGAGATTTATAGATGGGTGGCGGTGGTAAGTCCAAAACCGTAGAAACTAATAAAACGGACCCTTGGTCTGGCCAGCAGCCTTATCTCACGGACATCATGAGCAAGGCTCAGGGCGCTTATAATGCCCAGTCAAGCTCGCCCGGCTACACCGGAGACTTCTTCGCGAGTCCCCGCCCCGAACAGCTAAATGCCTTCAATGGTATGCTGAACTTCGCTAGCGGTCAGGGGGCGGGTGCAGTAGGTACTCAGCTAGACACCGGCGCGACTGCCACAGGAATGGGCCTAGGAGCCGCTGGGGGCGCTCTCAGTGGCATGTCTGGCATGGCGGGTAGTGACCTCACTGGGGGCAACATCTCTGCCGCTGGTAGGTACGCTGACAACCCCTACATGGACGGCATGGTTCAGGCATCGATGCGCGATGCTAACCGCAATGCTGCCGAGAATGTCTTGCCGAACTTGTATCGAGGGGCTGCGGCTGGTGGAAACATCAACAGCGATCGAACTGCTCTTGCTCAAGGCGTAGTCGAGCGTGGCCTCGCAGAGAAGACTGCCGACATTTCGGCTGGTCTCCGAGGGCAGGCTTACAGTCAGGGTATCGACGCAGCGCAGCGTGACACCTCGATGCGTGCGGGTCTCTACGACTCCATGGGTCAACTCGGTGCAGGCATGACTGATCTTGGTACTGGTGCCCTTTCTAGCGGCATCGAGAGCCAGATGGGTCTCTCTGACATGGCTGGTGCTGCCTCTGATCGCCTCCAGATGTTCGATCAGGCTCGTATCGACAACGACCTCTCCAAGTTTGAGTACAACCAGAACAGGCCTTGGGAAGCTCTGGGTAATTATTACGGTATCGTAGGAGACAAGTCATGGGGTGGCAGTTCTACTGGCACATCCATCCAGTCTCAGAAGCCCTCTGCGCTTTCTTCGATTGGTGCTGGTGTCGGAATACTTGGTTCGCTACTCAAGTGCGACGAGCGTGTGAAGACTAAGGTTGCTCAGGTCGGCTCGATCTTTGAGGGCATCCCTCTCTATATCTTCTATTACAACGACCAGCCCGGCCTCCACATTGGACCGATGGCTCAGGATGTCGAGAAGCACTTCCCTGATGCAGTCGTAGAGATAGACGGTATCAAGCACATCAATCTGGCCTACTTTGTCGATAGGGGAGGGGAGTAATGTCTGGTTTCAATTATTCCACTTACCTCCCCCGCGCACGACAGGCAGAGTCTAGTGGAGACGACAATGCTCGTAACCCACGCTCTTCGGCTGGTGGCCGCTATCAGTTCATTGACTCTACGTGGCTAAATCAGGGTCGCAAGCTCTTTCCCGGCTTATCGGACCAGCAGATCATGGCTCGAAAGATGGACCCCAATGCTCAGGAAATGGCTATGAAGTCATTCACTGACGAAAATGTGGGCATCCTATCCAAGGCGGGCATTCCGGTTACCAACGGCTCCGTCTATGGGGCTCATCACTTCGGTGCTGGCGGTGCCACCAAGCTCTATCAGGCCGATCCTAGTGCTGACGTTGCTACCGTACTTGGCGCTGGAGTTGTCGCAGCCAACCCACACCTAGCGGGTAAGACCGTTGGTGAGGTCCGTGCCTTCCTTGATCGAAAGGGTAACGGCTCTGATATCATGGCAGGAGGCTCTGGGAGCCCCCAGATGGCCGGTGGAGGCGGTATGGACACTCTCCAGCCTCAGGAACCTCAAGGCATGCTGGCGGGGCTGCTAGGGCCCGGCGATGGCCAGTCTTGGAACGCCTCCGATGCTCTGATTGGGGCCGGTGTCGCAGCGATGGCTCGTGACAATCCCGCTGGTGCAGCCGCTCTGGCTCGCAACCTCGGTAACACCAAGCAGCGCACTCAGCGTGCCATGCAGACCCAGTATGATCCGAAGACAGGACGTTTGATCAAGATCGATCCCACCACGGGTAAGGTCGAGGTCCAAGAGCTTGGTGCTCCTCCGCCTGTCGAGAAGGAATACACCCCAGAGGTTATCCGTAAGGAAGCCGAGACCTTCGCGACGAACGATGAGTCTATCAGGCGTGCTGCGTCTTTGGCTGAGAGGACCAACTTCTTCCGCGAGAAGATCAAGTCTGGTGCTCTCCCACAGGACATTCTGTCCCAGACTGGTGCCAAAATTCGTGACTGGACTAACTCATCTACGGCAAATTCGAGCCTCTACGCAGACTTCCAAGCCTACAAGGAAGAGCTTCGTAACTTCCAGCTTCTTGCTGCTAAGGGTGTTCAGACCGAAGGTGACGCTACTCGCGCAATGAACCAGTTCTTCCCCTCTGGCTCGACCTTCGATGACAAGACGGTTCTCACTCGACTTGAGCATCTTGGTAACGCTGCCGTTAGGGACGCGGAGCGCCTCTACACGAACAACAAGGACGTTCTTGCCCGCACCGGAAAGGTGAAGGCGGACGGAGGCGTTGAGTGGGATCGCGAGACCTCCACGAAGATCAAGAGCCTCAAGGATTGGGAAGAGAACTTCAAGAAGCCTAAAGAAGCTGCCCCGGCGGCTGGTGGTGCTGATACCCGTTATAAAGCCAAGAACGGTGCCCTAATTAAAGAGATCAAATAATGCCTAAGTATGAAGTCGAATACAACGGCAAGCGATACGAGGTCGAAGCTGCTGACCCTGAAGCTGCCTCCATTGGTGTCGAAGAGATGCTTGGTGGTGGTAAGCCCGCTTCCGCTGGTGAAGGCTTCGTAGATAAGGCATTGGGAGTCGCCGGAACAGCAGCCAAGGGTGCCGCCTATGGTGCCTCTCAGGCAGCTAGAGGTGTCGGTGAGTCACTCAAGCAGAGCGTTGGTACCGGAATGGGTACCGATGCTGCTGGGGCCGCTGCTGATATCGCTGCTCCTAATGACTATACACCGTCCAAGTTCCGTGCAACTTCCCCATCAACTTGGGGTGATATCGGAAAGACTCTCGCTGAGTCGGCTCCCGGCCTAGCTACTGACCTCGCCGCTGGTGCTGTTGGTGGTAAGGTGGGTGCGCTGGCTGGCCCCGTTGGTGCTGGTATCGGCTCTGTCGCAGGCTTCGGTGCTTCATACGGCCTCCGTAACTGGGGCCAGAATGCCAAGGACCGCGCAGCAGCTCGTACAGGCGACCAGAACGCAGAACCAGACACCTCCGATAAGACCGTTGCTGGTCTCTCGACCGGTGCCGGTGCTCTCCTGTCTCGCTTTGGTCTTGGCCCCGCCATTGGTGGGGTAGGTTCCAGCGTCGTCAAGGGCGCAGGAATGGAGGCTGTCAAACAGACCGCCAAGGAGATCGGAAAGTCCGCCCTTGCTGGTGGTGTTGGCGCAGCCGCCGAACAAGGCGCTATCGAGACGGGACGCACTGCTGGCACCGATGCTGACTTTAACTGGCGTTCTGTTGCTGATGCAGCAGGAACCGGAGCAGCTATCGCTGGCGGTGTGCGTACTCTTCGTGCTCCCGCCGACCTCAACAATGCTCGTAAGTTCTCTGATATCGACCCCGAATCAGGCGCTCGTCTTACTCAACGGTTTGACGCACAGGGCTCCGAGGTCAATACAGCCAAGGGCGCAGGCACAGCCGTTAAGAACGTCCGTGATGAAATCAAAGCGGACCTTGATAGCTACTATGGCTCCCTGAAGAAGACCATCACTGAGATCAGTGGTGACAAGGCCGGTGCTTCTGATCTAGATCGCGAAGTCTCCAAGCTACGCCGGGAACTCGACAACAAGACCATTATCGAAGATGGCCGCGTCGATAGTATCCTTGATGCAGTCGAGACGTTTACCGGCCAGACCAAGGAAACCATTGGCCTCAGGAACTCCCTGAAGGACCACAATACCCTTAATAGGCTAACCGCTAAAGGCAGAGAGACAAACGAAGCTGACATCTTCGGAGGAGGTTCTACCCGTAAGTTCTCGGGTGGCATCACCTCCAACCCAATCGTCTCCAACTTCGTAAACCCTGTCGGTGCCGTCAAGACCCTGTTCAAGGTGGGTGGGCCAGCTACGGCTGCTCTCCCCGGTGTTGCTGCCCTCAGTGCCCCCGCACAGGCTGCTGCTGTGGCTTCCTATGCGATGCCCATCGTTGGAGCCCAGACGGCTCTCTATGGTGGCCTACGTGGTGTTGATAAGTTCCTAGGTAACCGTCATGTCGCCAAGGAGTTCACCAGCCGCTTCCGTGACAAGAACCTGCCTAAGGACCTTGCGACTGATCGATCGCTCTATAATGTGGCAGATGAGTCCAAGCGGGCCCGGCAGCTTGATCGTGAGCTTGGTCGTTACGACACCGTTGCGGAGCAGAAGGAAGCCGGTAGCTCCAAGACTGCGGCAAGACAGTCTGATAAGGCATGGCGCGAAAAGCAGCGTCAGGACGAACTGGTACGCAAAGCATCAGAGCAGCGTCAAGCCGACTTCGAGAAAGCCCTCCCAGACCCCTCCAAGCTAGATGCCCAGAAGGCCGCGCAAGAGGAAGCCCTGTGGGGCCAGTACGAAAAGCAGACCAAGCGTGACTCTCAGGTAACGCAAGACTGGACTGATCTGGATGCTGAAGCTGCCATCAAGGAATCGACGCTCAAGCAGGCTCGTGCCTCATTGTCCTTTGGTAAAAGGGCTAAGGCCCTACAGGACCGCGCAGACAGAGAGCAGTCACAGCAGGCCTCCGCACAAGCAAGAGAGCAAGCAAAAGCCCAAAAGCAGGCCGCTGCTGCGGAAGCAAAGGCGACAGGACAGGCTCAACGGATTGAGTCTCAGCAGTCTGATGTCTTCGATGGCCTAAGTAACAAGGACGTCGCTGGGATTAGGCGAGGTATTCAGGCGGTATCGAAGCGCGATACCATGCGGCAGAAGGAAGCCGCTAGAGAAGCTAAGGCTAATACTCCGGTACCTGAGCCCAAGGAACAGCCTATCGTCAATGCTGATACCCGCGCTGCTATGCAGGGTATCCGCCTGAAGGAGAAGCTCAAGGCTGCGAACGCTGAGAAGCCGGTTCCTGAGCCTAAGGAAGAGCCTCTTGTCAATGCTGATGGCCGGGCCGCTCTCCGTGGCATAACGCTACGTGAGAAACTCAAGGCGGCCAATCAGCCCAAGCCCGAGAAACCCGCTCCTGAGCCTAAAGAAGGCCCAACGGTTACCTCCGAAATGAGGGACTCCGTCAGGGCCATCAAGCTCCGTGAGAAACTGAAGGAGCAGAACGCTCCGAAGCCCGAGAAGCCTGCGCCTGAGCCTAAGGAAGAGCCTCTTATTACGTCTGACATGAAGACGGCAATCAGGGGCATCAAGCTACGTGAGCGCCTTAAGCAGCAGAACGAACCCAAGCCCGAACCGGCACCGAAGTCTCAACAGTCCAAGCCCAAAAGCGACGAAACTGTTGAACCCAAGGTCACCAAGGAAGACACCACGACGGAACTGAAGTCCTTCAAGGTTCACGGGATGGAGATTGATATTCCGTCCACGGTCAAGAAGCCCGCTGCATGGCAGGCCAAGACCACGGCTCGCATCAACACCCGTCAGGAGTTCGGAACTGAGTTCATTGACACCGTTCCAGCTACTCGCAAGGCCGAAGCTCGTAACTTCGTTAGGTCTCTTACGCTCACTCACAAGACATTCGCTAGCGCCATGGAAGCCCTAGAGAACTTTGTGACTGACATGACGTCTAACCCCAAGAACGACAAGTATGCCTCCCCTGTCTACGATGTCTGGAACAAGTGGGAAGATCGCATCAAGGAAACCTACGACAAGGACGGTTTGGCTGAACTTCGTGACTTGATCAGCGCCAAAGCAAAAGCAGAGAACAAATAATGCCAGTCATCCACATCGGAGACGGCAAGCACATCGAGATTGAGGAGGGGGTCCTATCAAAGCCCCCTCCGCCTCCTAAGCCTAAGAAGCAGGGCATAAAGCAGCCCGCCGTTAGCCCCAAGAGACCTCCCAAGAAGACCAAGGTCGCAGGGGAAAACCACTGGTTCACCAAGCGCCTCAAGACTATTCCCGGTTACAAGGAATGGTTGGCTCTCAGGACCAATCAGATGCTTGTCGGTATTCGTCGGCCACGCGGTAAGAAGCCCGGCACTCCCCATGGGATGCGCTGGCACGAAGCCCAGCCCCTTTGGGAAATTGCAAAACAGAAAGCCAAAGTTCATATGGCAAATATTAAGAAGGTTATTCCTCTTGAGGACGAGCGCGCCGAGAAGGCCCTGCTCGCTACTCTTGAAGTCCTTGAGTCACCGATGAATCAGACCACGAAGCTTGCTGCTGCTCGTCAGGTTCTTGAGTGGACTAGGGCAAAGCCTGCCAGCAAGCAGGAGGTCACTGTCAACGCCGCTGAGGCTTGGCTGGCTTCCATTGCGGAGGAAGCTAATGGCAAGGCGGACGACTAAGATTGACCCGAAAGAGGTCAGGCGTCGGCTCCGAGATGACTTTTCGTTCTATGCCAAGAGCTGTGTAAAGATCAGGACCAAGGCAGGCGAAATCCAGCCTCTTGCCCTGAACTCCGTACAGAAGAAACTCGATAGAGTAGTAGAGGCCCAGCTTAAGGCAACCGGGAAGGTCCGTGTGATCATCCTGAAGGCTCGACAGCAGGGTCTCTCTACCTATGTCTCTAACTGGCTGTACTGGTATCTTTCACAGCATAAGGCCAAGAAGGGTCTAGTCGTAGCGCACGTAGCCGACTCGACCCGTGCCCTATTCGACATGTACAAGCGAACGCATGCCGAAATGCCTGCCCTTATGGCTCCCTCTACCAAGTATTCGAGCCGCAAGGAACTTGTCTTCGATAACCTCGATACAGGCCTCATGGTTGCTACCGCTGGTGGTGACTCCATTGCCCGAGGCGAAACGATCACTCATGCCCATCTATCTGAGGTGGCCTTCTGGCCTAAGGCAACTGCTGCTGATAACCTCAATGCTCTCTCACAGGCCGTCCCTAATACGGACCAGACTGCTGTGTTTATCGAGAGTACCGCTAATGGCATGTCGGGCCCTTTCTACGATCTATGGAAAGGCGCTATCGAAGGAACTAACGGCTACGTTCCCTTCTTCTCGCCTTGGTTCGACTCTGATGAATACCGAGAGCCAACTGATGAAGGGTTCGAAAAGACATACGAAGAGATCGACCTAGCCAAGGAGTACGACCTAGACGACGAACAGCTTATGTTCCGGCGTCGTAAGATCGCACAGAACGGACGAGAGGCATTCCAGCAGGAGTACCCTTCGAACCCTGACGAAGCCTTCATTGCTTCCGGTAGGCCTGTCTTCAATCCAGACCAAATCCATGGTCGCCTGAAAGAGATCGACACTCCTATCAAGCGCATGGCGATGGAAGCAGGCGTCTTCAGGGAGCACCCTAGAGGCGAACTCCTAGTCTATAGAGACTACCATGCAGGCGATCTATATTATATCGGTGCTGATGTGGCTATGGGTCTCCGAAATGGAGACTTTTCGGTTGCACAGGTCCTCGATGGCCAGAAGCAACAGGTTGCCATCTGGCGCGGCCATGTACACCCTGACTACTTCGCAGACATCCTGTTTGCACTCGGAACCCACTACAATGAAGCCAGAATTGCCGTCGAAAACAACAATCACGGACTTCTTACGGCTGTACGTTTGGGCCGTGACCTTGCCTATCCAAATATGTTCACTGATGTTTCCGAAGGCAACTTGGATGATCGATTCACCGACACCTACGGCTTCAGAACATCCTCCAAAACAAAGCCTCTGATTATTGATAGGCTTAGGGCAGCGTTGCGTGAACGTGAGATCGAACTGAACGACCGTGTTACTCTACAGGAAATGCTCTCTTACATTGTGACTGAGAGCGGCTCCATGGAAGCCGAACAAGGATCATACGATGACTGCGTGATGAGTTTGGCCTTGGCTAATCACATCCACGAAGGCAAATACACACCCATTAAGGTAAGCGATGAATATTACGTCCACGCGATTTGAGCGGGGGACAATAAGGGAAGACGGAAAACTTTTCTGGGGATATTTGACGTCAAAGGCGAGCGGTAAGGCAGATCGTGAGTGGTGGATCACTCCTGACAACTTACGAATATCGTACTGTCGGCGTATCTATTCCGCCGCAAAGAACCGCGCTAAGGGCCTCGGCCTGCCTTTTGATCTCACCGTTGATTACTTAGAAAATATTCTACCACAAGACCTTTTGTGCCCAATCATGGGTTACCAGATGACACTGGTAGGTGGACGCAATACCGCAGCATCTCTAGACAAGATTATTCCACATCTAGGTTACGTCAAGAGTAACGTTATATGGATGAGTCTAGAAGCAAATAGGATTAAAGACAACGCCTCATTAGAGGTGCTTAAGCGTCTTGTGAGGCTAATGGAAACCCATGGATAAGAACCAACTTGACGACAAGACTCTTGGCAGCATTGTTGATGCCAAAATAAGAGAGGCCGTTGGCTGGTTCTCATCTAAACTCAGCCTAGAGCGCGAACGGGTTCTCAAGTTCTATAATGGTGAGCTACCGAAGAAGCAGTCGGATGGTAACTCTTCGTATGTCTCCACGGACGTCTATGATGGCGTAGAGGCTATGAAGGCCCAGCTTCTGGAGACCTTCGCTGCTGGTTACGACATTGTGCGCTTTAGTCCTCAGAATGAAGACGACGTAGAACCGTCTCGGATTGCCACCGAATACACCGATTATGTCATATTCAGGCAGAATGACGGCTATAAGATCTTCAGTGATGTCATTCACGATGGACTGATATCACGAAATGGTATCGCCAAGGTCTACTGGGACGAGTGCCTAGATGACGTTGAGGAGCAGTTCGAAAACCTCACGGAAGATGAAGTCAACGCTATCATGGCTGTTGATGAAGTCGGTGACCTTGAGGCCGAAATGCAGGAAGATGGTACCTACAAGGGTACCCTCAAGAAGCAGCTTGATAAGTCTCAGATACGCATCGAGGTTGTGGCACCAGAAGAGTTCTGTGTGGACCCCCAGTCCACCGACCTGAACAAGGACACCTTCTGTGTTCATCGTTCGGTCAAGTCACTTGCTGACCTACAGAAGTCTGGCTACGACACCAAGCTCCTGAAGGACTACAATATCGAGGGTGAGGACTACTTCAAGAACCACCCCGAGAAGCTCGCTAGATTCGCTCAGATCGACGCAGGCTACACCATTGACAATGGCGACCAGCAGGATGAACTCCGCATGGTCCTCGTCAGTGAGTGCTATATCCGTCTTCAGCTTAAGGGCGACAAGTACCCGAAGCTCTACAAGATCGTTCGCGTTGGTTCCAATACCTTAGCCAAGGACGAAGTAGATGATTTCCCGTTTGTTGTCTTTACGCCTCTTCCTGTCCCTCATGCGTTCTATGGCAACAACTACGCTGCCAGAATCATTCCGACTCAGAATGTCACGACGGTTCTGACTCGCTCTATCATTGATCACACCTCGATCACTAACAATCCTCGTTACAAAGTCCTCAAGGGCGGCCTGACCAATCCCAAGGAACTCCTAGACAACCGCCTCGGCGGTATCGTGAACATCACGCGACCTGACGCCATCATGCCGATGGAACAGGCCCCGATGAACCCGTTTGTCTATCAGACCCTTGAGATGATCAAGGCCAAGAACGAGGAAACGACTGGTATCTCCAGTCTGTCGCAAGGCCTGAACAAGGACGCCATCTCCAAGCAGAACTCTGCGGCAATGATGGAGAACCTTGTCTCACTGTCACAGACCAGACAGAAGATCGTTGCTCGTAACTTCGGTAATGGCTTCCTGATTCCCCTGTGGCTCAAGGTGTACAACCTTGTGCTCATGAAGGAGAAGAAGGAGCGCGTCGTTGAGTTGTCGGGAAATTGGGTTCCGGTGAACCCGAAGACTTGGCGTGAACGCAAAGACGCTACGGTAAGCCTGCACCTCGGTTACGGAGAGCAGGAGAAGGAAGCCGGTAAGTACACCATGCTTCTCACGATGGCTGCACAAGACCCTGAGCTTTCTGCTTCCATGCAGGTTGCTGGCGGCAAGTATAATGCAGCCAAGAAAATTCTGATGCTGAATGGCATCAAAGACGTATCTAACTTTCTGGCGCACCCAAGCAAGGTACCGCCTCCCCAGCCCGACCCGATGATGGCTCTTGAGATCAAGAAGCTGGAGTTGGAGGCCAAGAAGATTGAGGCTGATGCTGCGAAGGCTACGGCTGAAGCTGAAGTTGAGATGGCTCGTATCCAGATGGAGCAGCAGCAGCAAGAGTTCGATAACATGATGGCACTCCGCGAAGCTGATCGTCTTGATGCAGATATTGCCAACAAGATCGACGTTGCCCAGCGCGAACTCGATATGGCTGAACAGGCACCGCCTGCTGAGGCTGTCAACGCTATCGTCTCTCCGAACTCGTAAGGTCTCTAAATGTCCAGCCCATTCACGCGTCAGGGTTTTGGTGGCGCTATGTCCCAGAACCTCTATGACTCCAATAAATTCTATCCTGATACCTATTCTACGGGTGGATCGTTCGGTGGCGAGGGGTTCTCCACGGGTGGTTCCTTTGGTGCCGATAGGGCAACACCGGCTGCAACCCGATCGATCGGTGGCGCACCGGACTTGGAGCCCGCTGAGGGCCTAACTCCCGGTAACGGCACGAAGGCTATCAGTAAGCCCAAGGATGCCCTCGCTGCCTACCTGAAGTCCCGTAAGAAGGGCTCTATGGGAGGCGGGGGCGGGCAGGGCGTTCCGATGCCCCAGCCGCGTCCTCAGGGCCTTGGTCAACAGGCTGCTCCATTCAATCCCTACGGTGGTCACACCTACACTGACCCCAACACCGGTGCCACGTACAACATCCCGCAGGGAAGCGATGGCGCACCGATGCAGATGATCAATGCTGGTAGGGGCGTCCAGACGTTCATGGGTAACATGGGGAAGGCGATGCAGCCCCCTCAGGTTCCTCCTATGGGTGGACAGCCCATGCAGCTTCCGCTGCCCCAGCAGGGCGGACTACAGGGCCTCCAGAACGCACCCGCTACTATGGGTGGGCTGGCTGGTCAGGGTAGTCCAATCGCAATGCTCGCAAAACTCTTTGGAGGCTAATATGGCCGAAGACAACATCTACGTAGACCCGAAGACTGGTGTCCGCTACCGCCTCGGTGGCAACGATGGTGAGCCGATGGTTCGCCTTGACCCCACGTTCACGGGTCAGACTGTTCAGCTTCCCAACATTGACCTCACTGAGGTTGGTGAGAAGATCGACGCTTGGGTTGAGGATGCTCTCGACTCGGTAGCTGACAAGTTCAAGCCCGAAGTGAAGTAAGGATTAGGGGGCGGGCCTAAAAACCCGCCTCCGCTCCCTCATGAATACAATCGAACAGATTATTGCCAGAGGCCTCCAAGCAAAAGAGGTTCTCCGAAACGAGACTATTCTGTCGTTCTTCGAGGAACTGAAGGGTCTTATCAAGGACAACATTGTCCAGACCCTCCCAGCAGACTGGAAGACACGCGAACGTCTATATGATCAGCACCGCTCCGTGGAAGACCTTGTTGGCATTATGCAGTCCTATGCAAGTGCCGCTGACGAGGAAATTGCCAAGCTGGATGCTCAAATTACTAACAAGGATACCGACTAATGGTTGATGCCACCCGCGAGGGCGCATTTGAGAATACCCAAGGCGACACCGAGAGTGATGCCGAGAATGCCTTTCTGAAGCTGTGGGACGAGGACGCTGAGAAGCCATCCAAGAAGCGCCCCCCGGCAGAGGATACCAAAGAAGAATCCACTTCTGATGATGCCGATGACAGTGATGAGTCCGACGAAAGTCCAGACGACTCCGATGAGGCGGACGATGAAGATGCTACCGATGAGCAGGACAGTGATGATGAGACTGATGAGGACTCTGAGAAGCCCAAGTCTCGAAAGATCATCGAAGACGACAATGCAGTCGTCAAGCTAAAGGTCGATGGGCAGGAGGTCGAGGCCTCTGTCAAGGACCTGAAGCGCCTGTACGGTCAGGAAGCTTCCCTAACTCGTAAGTCGCAGGAACTCGCGACGACACGAAAGCAAGTAGAAGATACTGGTGCCCGCTTTGTGGCTGGCCTCGGTAACCTTATTAATCAAGCTGAGGCTGACTATGAGCCTTACTCTAAGATTGACTTTCTTGCACTAGCCAAGGACCCAGACGTAACCGGTGAGGAACTCTCCCAGTTGCGCAAAGAAGCAGAAGCTCGTTGGAACCGTGTCAACTTCCTGAAGTCGGAACTTGACTCAACGGTACAGCAGGCTGAAGTACAGCGCATCCAGATGCTCAAGCAGCAGGCTGTTGAATGCGTGAAGGTACTCACTGACCCCGAGAAAGGCATCAAGGGCTGGAACGAACAGACCTACGATGAACTTCGGAACTTCGCTATTGATCAGGGTCTTGATCGAGGCATCGTGAATGAACTTGTGGACCCCTCGGCCATCAAGCTGCTCCATGCAGCCATGATGTACCATAAGGGCCAGAAGGCCATGAAGAAGACTGCCAAGGTCGATAAGACCCCCAAGAAGATCATCAAGAGTTCTTCTACTGAGACTAATCGGAAGATGTCTGGAAAGCAGAGCGATGCCATGAGCAAGCTCCGTAAGTCCGGTAACACCGATGATGCTGCTGACGCTTTTCTGTCGCGTTGGACTTCCTCAGACTAATCACAACTAATCCCATTTTCAGAGATTCATAATGGCAACTTATACCCAGTACGACGTTGTTGGTAAGAAGGAAGATGTCTCGGACATCATCTCCAACATCTCCCCCACGAAGACCCCCTTTCAGTCGATGATCGGCTCGGAGAAGGTCTCTAACGTCCTGTTCCAGTGGCAGGAAGACTCGCTCGCCAACGTTGCTGTGAACGCCAAGGTCGAAGGCTTCACGGCTGCTGATGGCACGCAGGTCGCTACGGTCATGCGTTCGAACTACACGCAGATTCTCTCCACGACCATCAAGGTCTCGGAGACCAACGATGCGGTCAGCAAGTATGGCCGTGCGAAGGAGTCTGCCTACCAGATGTCCAAGGTGGCGGCTGAGATCAAGCGCGATCTTGAGCACGCCCTTGTCGGCATCACGCAGGCTGCGGTTGCTGGTGATAACGTCACGGCTCGTCGCTTCGCTTCGTTCCGCTCTCAGGTTGCGGCTGGTAACATCACGAACCGTGCGGCTGCGGCCAATACGGAAGCCGACCTCCTGACGGGTCTTCAGGACTGCTACGACGCTGGTACGGACCCGTCCATCCTCATGGTCACTCCGACCGACTCGCTCGTTGTGGCTGACTTTGCGAAGGCCACTGGTCGCCTCCGTGAGATCGAGAATGGTACGAAGGACCGTGCCATCATCAACGCTGTGGACCTCTATGTGTCCCCGTTCGGTGAAGTGAAGGTTGTCCTTAACCGCTTCCTTCAGGCCACCGCCAGCCTCATCTTCGAGCCCGACATGTGGAAGCTCTGCGTCCTCCGTCCGTGGACGCGTGAGACGCTTGCCAAGACTGGCGATGCTACCTCTATGATGCTTGTTGGCGAGTATTCGCTCAAGCACAAGAACCAGCTTGCTTCGGCTATTCTGACTCACAACTAATAGCTAACGGGAGGGGGGCCTTCGGGCTCCCCTTTCCATTAGGATAACCTATGACCAAACTGATTGATCACACCGTTGAGTTTCTTGAGGGTGAACACGACACCCAGCTTGTTGTGAAGCGGCAGCAGGAAATCCCCACGGAACACCTCGACAGCCTCAAGGAAGCCCGCGCTGCATCCATGACCCGCAAGATGGGCGACTGGCACAGGGCTGCTTCTATCCCGACTTCTGTTTATGAGGCTTGGCTACGTCAGGGCTACGATGCCCAGAAAGAGCCTATTGCAAAGACGATGGCAAAGCTCCGTCAAGAGGGCCTCGATTATTTTATCACCACTGATCGGAGACTTTGATGTCTACTACTGCTATTCAGATTTTCAGGCCTAATGTTGCGGCCACCAAGCGCATCACTGCTGCTACGGGAGGTACTCCGGTTCTGCTGGCTGGTGATCCTCTGGGCCGTGAATATCAGGTCCGTGTGCGCAACTACAGCACCATTGATGTCCACGTTGAGTTCCATACTTCGTCCACTGGAACGGCTTCCCTCCCGGTTGCTAACGGTGCGGCCGGAAGCCTCGGAGTGACAGCGGGTGGCGTTGAGGTGTTCACCGTCAAAGGTAACTACGTGGCTGTCATCTCTTCGGGTGCAATCGCTGTTGAGGTTACTCCCGGCTACGGAGCGTAACCCAATGATGGTCGGTCGCCGGAGGCGTACTAATCTATTGGCGCCAGGGGGGCCTGTACTGCCTACGTTCCCCGCCCCCTCAGCTATCATCTCTCAAGCATCTCCCGATTGGAGCATCGCCAGCGCCTACCTCTCCAAGACCACTGGGATAGCTGACCCTGCTGGTGGGACTAGTGCAGTTCGCTACACGTTCACCCAAGCTAGTGGGGAGCAGAGCCGCTGGTCACTCGGGGGTTTTCTCATTGCGCAGCCGGCGGTTGGTTCTTACACGGGGCCGGGTACGGTCACTGTGAGTTGCATTGCGAAATCCCAAGGAGCAACCGCAAGCCATCTCCGCATCAACCTCTACGGTCCCGCTCTAGGCTCGACAGACGCAGGCTGCCTGTTCAATATCATCAATGGAACGGTTGGTGCCTATCGTGCTGGTGGTGCTACCGAAAGCAACGCGGGAATAACGGACCTCGGTAACGGTTGGTTCCAGTGCTGGTTTTCGATGCCAACGACAACGACAGCCGATATCGACTCTCATCAGATTGGAACATGCCCAGCTAATGATTCCAACTTCGACGCAACAGGGCTCACCGTTACTGTGTCGGAAGGCTTTGATCTATTCCGTTACCAAGTTGTCTCTGGTACGAACCCCAATGGCTAATTAGGACCCAACTAATAATGTTCGCACGACGCAGGCGATATGGAGGCTCTGGCTCGGCCTTCGTGCCAACCTTTGTCAATACAGTGGCCCCTGCCGTTACCGGTACGGCTACTGAAGGCCAGACCCTTACTACTTCGAACGGTACGTGGACCCCCACACCGGCTAGCTATACCTATCAGTGGTTCAGAGGAGTGACCCCCATCTCGGGGGCCACGGCCTCTACCTATGCGCTGGTGGATGATGACGGTGACCAGAACATCTTTTGTACCGTCACGGCCTCTAATGGCTCTGGTGGCACAACCTCTGCGAACTCTAATACTGTTGGACCGATCGCTCAGGCAGAGCCTCAGAACACTGCTGTACCGACTATCTCTGGGACCACCACGCAGGGCCAGACCCTTACGGCTGCTAACGGTACGTGGACCAACAGCCCATCCAGCTATGCCTATCAGTGGCGTCGTACGGGTGTTGATATTGGTGGTGCCACAAGCAGCACGTATCTTCTTGATCTAGCCGATGTTGGAGAGACCATTACGGTCAGGGTTACCGCAAGCAATGCTTCGGGTGCTGGGCCTTCAGCTACCAGTGCTTCGACAGCAGTCATTGCTACTTCGGGGGCACAGGTCCACGGCTGGAACCCGGCTGATAAGTCTGCCAGTGTTGTCCTCACGAACAGCTTCCGTACAGCTACCGGCCCAGCCAACTGGGATGGCCACGGTGTTCGAAGCATTACTTCCCGCAATACCGGGAAGCGCATGGTTGAGATCAGTACCAGTTCATACACGTATGTCGGTATTTCACGGGCCGGCTTCACCTACGTTTGGCCGTCTTCGGGTAGTTTTTCTGGGGCTATCGTCTCGTATCCCGATGACGCTTTCTACACGTCAATTAGTGGCTCCAACGTTCTAATGTTCGACGGAAGCCCACAGCGTACAGAACCCGGTGTCTTGACGATGGCATTCGACTTTGATGCTAACCTGATGTGGATTGCATTCGGTACGGGAGACTGGAACCAGAGTGGAACTGCAAACCCCGCGACAGGCACGGGTGGTATCAGCATTGCTTCTATTGAAGGCTCTGGTGGCTTCTTTGTCTACTGCGGCTTGGGTTTGAATGGAGAAGCCACTATCAACACTGGTGAGTCTGCCTTTACCAAGACCCTTCCCAGCGGCTTCTCTGCTTGGGCTGCGTAATATTTGGAACCAATAAATGAACCTCGGTGAGATCAAGACCCAGTTTTCGGCTATTTTGAATCGCCGGGACATCACTCCTTCCCTTACTACGACCTTCATCAATCAGGGCATTCAGCGCATTCAGCGCCTCCTGAGGACACCCGGCCAAGAGCGTCTCGCCACCTATGAGTGGACCGAGACCTCTACCGGCATTCCGATTCCTGATGACTATTTGCGCCTGATCAGTATCGACACGTTGTCGGATGTAAACAACCCTGTCCAGCTTACCCGCACTGATCTGAATACCATTGCTCGTCTGAAGTTGAATCCCGGTTACCCACAGAAGTACGTGAGGCGTTACAACGAGTTCCTTGTTGGTCCTATGCCTCCAGTCGGTACGATCTTTACGGTCAACTACTATGCCGACTCAGGTGTTCTGACCCTAGATACAGACTTCAATGAGCTTACTGACTCGGCTCCTGATGCTGTCATTTATGGAGCACTGACCTACGCTGCCGACTACTATTTGGATGACCGCAGGGAGACCTTCGAAGGAAGGTTCCTCTCGATACTCAACGAGCTTCAGCTTCAGGCTGATGACGATGAGCTTATCAACTCCTCCATTACGCCTTCTCAGTCGTTTGACTTGAACTGATTTTAGAACAGATACGGAGTAAATCTTGGCTGGTTCTTCATTCTACAACACTGCTACCTCCGTAAATGTCATTGGCGGTAATGGTGACAAGGGAGACATTACGGTCTCCGGTGGCGGCACGACCCTTACGGTTGACCCTAAGGCCATCACGTTTCCCAAGATGCAGGACATCACCTCTGGCCGCATCCTAGGGCGCTTTAGCGCAGGCAGTGGGCCCATCGAGGAGATTGTCCTAGGGACCAACCTCTCCATGACGGGGAACGTCCTGAACGCGGCTGGTGGTGGCTCTGGCGTAGGTATCTCTGACGGAGATAAGGGCGATGTAACGGTCTCGTCCTCAGGGACGGTGTGGACGATCGACAACGATGTCGTGACGTTTCCCAAGATGCAGAACATCTCTACGGGCACCCTGCTTGGTCGCTCTACATCTGCCACGGGTGACATCGAACAGATCTCCATCGGCTCAGGCCTTACGCTGGCTGCTGGTGTCCTCACCTCTTCCGGTGGTGGTGGTGGTGGAATTACCGATGGCAACAAGGGGGCTATCCTTGTTGAGTCTTCAGGTACGGTCTGGTCTCACACGGACAACTCCGTCACCTTCCCCAAGATGCAGGACATCCCCACGGGTCGTATCCTAGGTAGGTTTACCGCTGGTACGGGTGACGTTGAGACCATCTCGATTGGTGCTGGTCTCTCGATGGCTGGTGGTGTCCTTACGGCTACCAATGCCAACACTCTGACGGATGGCAACAAGGGGGACATCACGGTTGATACGACCGGCACCCGCTGGCTTGTCAACACTAACACTCTGGCTCTCTCCAAGCTTGCTCAGGTTGCCACCAACACTCTTGTGGGTCGCTCCACGGCTGGCATTGGTAACCTAGAGAACATCACTGTTGGTTCTGGTCTGGCTCTGTCAGGAGGTATCCTCTCGACTACGGGAGGCGGCGGTGGCTCTCTCGCTGATGGCGACAAGGGCGATATCGTTGTCTCTGGTAGTGGTGCTGTCTGGTCTATCGAGAACGATGCTGTCACCTTTGCCAAGCTTCAGAACGTCAGTACTGCTCGTCTGCTTGGTAGGTTCACGGCTGGTGGCGGTGATGTCGAACAGATCACCCTAGGTACTGGTCTGGCTCTGTCAGGCTCTGGTGTTCTCTCTGCGACGGCTGGGGGCTCCTCGTTTGATCCTTCAACCCTGACCCTCACTGGTGCCACGGCAGCGCAGCTTAGGCGTCTCAACTATTACGGGATGCACCTTGCCGACTTCGTTTCGCTCTCTTCGGGAGCTACTTATCCTCTTATGGGTGAGGGTACGGGGTATACGGTCAACCAGTGGATTGCAGACGGTGCCTTCCCGAACCTGACTGTTGCCCAGTCGTTCTACCCGATCATTCAGAACGGTGACGATCACGTTGACTGGGTTATCCTTCAGTCGGCTATTGACTTCTGTATCTATGGTTCGCTTGGGAACACCACCCGTAGGACGATGAAGCGTAAGCTCATCCTTCCGGCTGGACACTTCCTGATCAATCGCACTCTTCATATTGGATACGGCAGTGCAGGGACCGCCCCTGTTGGCCTGAATGGTAACAAATACGTCTCGATTACCATCGAAGGTGAGGGGCCTCAGACGGATGTCTCTGGGAACGGAATGACCGGTACCAGCATCATCACTGAGAACTATACCTACCCAGCCTTTAATATCACCGCCGGTCAACAGACCATTCTCCGCGGCTTCACGGTGTCTGGTCCCAACACAGGATGGTCTGCCAATAACAATCCTTACCGTGCTCCCAATAACTGGGACACTGCGGCTTGGAAGAACCCCGCCTGCGCTGATCTGAACTATCTGGAAGGCCATGCCCTCAACATCGGCATTGGTTTTGACCTCTACAGCGACGTTGAGTCTGCTGCTGGGTACCCTGCCCGCGTGCTCCCGGCATACTTCGGTGGTGGTACCACGATGGCGTCCTTTGGTGGCGCTGGCGGAACAGATGCTCTCATGGAGGATGTCAACGTTATTGGGTTCGTCGTGGGCATGGGTCGCCCATATGGTGACTCCAATGCTGAGTTCATCAGGTTCCATCGAGGGCGTATTTCGAACTGCACCTATGGCATCTTGATGGGCCATAGCCAGAACCGCAACCCCTCTTTTGTGGACTGCGATATCTCGGCTTGTCATACGGGTCTTACGACCAAGGGTGGTACTCGCGGTAACGCCCAGATGGCTGGTCTATACCAGAACATCCACATGGGTCAGTGCTATCAGCTATTCGATCATCCGGCTGCGGACTGGTCGGGCCCGGTTACCTTCCGTGACTGGTATGCAGAGAGCTTCTCCAAGCTTGGTACGTGGACCGGCTCGGTAAAGCTTGATGGTTGTACGCTGTCCTTTATCGAGCAGGAAGCTGTCGATGGAGTGCCTTCGTCGCACTTCACTGGTGGACGACTCATCCTCGACAACACGGCACTGGGTGGTCTCCGTAACGGCCTGTTCTTTGACTCCTTAGGAAATGGCACAGTGGAGTTCCTTGGTAGCTCTGCGGTGTATGGGTTTGGTCCCGCGTCTCACATGGGTAACCTTCCAGAGCCCCAAGCAACTCAGGTAGGCCACGGTCTGGCCTACATGAACTATACATGGAGCCCCATCCGAGGGACAAGCAGCAGGCTCATGGTATCTCATCGTGAGAACACGATGGGTGGCTATGGTGGTATTAAGCCGGGCTTCCGAGATGAGCGTCAGGTGATGACGTTCTTGGACCAGCTATGGCAGGAGTATCAGGCGCAGCATCCGTTTGGTTCCTACCCCGAGCCGGGTGGCGCAAACGAGATGCAGGGTGCCGTTCAGAACTTCCCGGTCCCGAAGATTACGCAGTGGCAACACAGTGTCAACGTTACGTCCCGTAGCGGCTTCGATATTGTCTGTGACCGCACTGGTGTTGGTGACCTTAAGGCAGACGTTGGTGATATGTTTGGCTTTGAGCCGTCTGGTGCCACCGAAGCTCTTAGGGTAGCTACATGGTTCGTCTGTATCTCTGTGACGACCTCTACGATGACCCTGCGTCAGCTTAACAACTTTCAGGGTACGAGTCGGTACGACTACAACAACACTGGTTATGATTACTATCAGATTGGTCCCGGTGGCTATCTGACACAGTATGTAAACACCCGTATCCGTAATAACATCAAGCTGTTTGTCGGTGATACAACCAGTGGCTCTAACGTCATCACGAACATTCGTCATGCGTTTGCCTTTGGTTCAACGGACCACTTCACTGCGGATAACTTCAACACTTGGATTGGCATGAAGGTGGGTGACTATTTCCTCCATCAGGAGATCGATCGTGCCAATACGGGTGGCTTGGGACTTAAGGTTCCCAACAGGGTCACTGGTATCGACTTCACGGCCAATACGATCACTCTGGCTGACCCCTTCAATATCACATCGAAGAACTATCCGATTGTCTTCTATGTGAAATCGTTCACTGCTTAATTGTAGAGAGTAACCATTATGACTGACCCTGTGTGGCTCACGATAGCCAGAAAATACACTGGACAGAAAGAGGTCGCCGGGGCCAAGCATAACCCGCTTATCCTCAGGTGGTGGACTGCTATCAGAGCACCCTTCACCGATGACGAGACTCCTTGGTGTGCTGCCTTCGTTGGTGGTGTCCTTGAGGAAGCCGGTATTAGGTCCACTAGATCAGCTAGGGCCCGCTCCTATGAGAAGTGGGGTGTCCCTCTGCGAAGCCCTGCTCTCGGAGCTATCTGTGTGTTCTCTCGCCCCGGCTCTAAGACCGCTGGCCATGTAGGCTTCTATGTTGGCGAGGACAAGAACCACTATTTCATCCTTGGGGGTAACCAAGGGGACAACGTGAATGTCGTGAAGATCGCCAAGTCGCGCTTCGTGACCGCTAGGTTCCCTCCCGGCTATGCCACCAAAGTCAAGACAGTCATCATGTCTGACAAATCCATTGTAGTCTCAAACAACGAGTCCTAATCATGAAGTATCTTACTAAGGGCACCATCGCTGCTGTCCTGTCTATTGTAGCGATCATGGCGGGTGCATTCGGCTATGATGCCATCGGGACGTTCCTGAATGACCCCGGTACGGTCACCACGGTTCTGACGATTGTTGGTGCAGCCGGTACTCTCTATGCGGGTATCACGGACGGCATCAAGAAGCCTGCTGAGTAACCAGCCATGAAGTTCGACTACCTTCGCCTTGCCTTGGGCCTAGTACAAGCTCTGAGTAGACTCTTGATGTTCCTCAGAGAGAAGGAGCTATTAGACGCAGGCGAGGCGAGGGCGGTCGCACGAATGATGCAGGAGGCATCCAATGATATCTCTAGGGCTGAGAAAGCGCGTGATGAGGCTCGCAGGCGCAATGCTGCTATCGATTATGATAGCAAGCTGCCAGACGACACCTTCAGGCGTGATTAGCTCTGTGAGTGTATCGTGTAGTGCCTTTAAGCCTATCTACTGGTCTGTGAGTGACACTAGGATAACGCAAGACCAGATTGTGGAACATAACGCAGTGGGGAAAGAACTCTGTGGGTGGAGAACCGATTAGCGAACGCTTGGCCGTTCTAGAGACAAAACTGGATTTAACAATCCAAGAGTTGGATAAGACGGTAACCAAGATCAATACGTTGCATGACGTCTACATGCAGGCCAAGGGGGCCAACTATTTCATGCATGTGTTGACGGCTATGGCTGCTTTCCTTGCCGCGAAGTTCAGCTACTTGCTCTTCAGTACGCCTATCAAATAGCAAAAAACCGATACCGAACGCTCTCGTTGTGAGAACATACGGTATCGGTTTTTACGTCTTTACTTTATCGGGCAGGCACCAGTGGCGCAGTCGTCATCGAGGATTTCATCGAAGCTGTTGACTAGGCTTACCGGCTTGAGTGTCGAGGCATAGGCCTCAAAGACCTCACGACTCACGACTTCCTGAGGCAGATAGGGATAGCCCAAGTCCTCAGCGGTCTTAGTCGGGTCAGCCCTGAAGAGGAATGAGACACCCACGTAGTGGTCCCAGTTACCGTAAATCCAATCCACGATATCGGGAACCTCAGCCGGGTCATAGCTGACCGTGATGGAGGCGTTGTGAGTAACGTAGTTCTCCATGTAGAACTTGTAACGGTTCAACTGGTCTACGGCTGACTCAAGGTTGACTTCCTTGCCGTCTACGTCGGAGAACCCCAGATCGCCCCAATCAACAGGGAAGCGAACAAGTACGGCATCAGGATTATAAGGGTCAGCAAAAGTATAATAGCCGCTGTCAGATAGGAGACCAAGCAGAGGGTCTGTAGCAGCAAATCGGACATTGTTGAAGATATACCTTCCGAGTGGCTTATGGATGCCCTCGGTGGTATCCATGATCTTCGACAGGGTACCGGAAGGCTTGATGGTGGTGACACACTTGGACCTAGGCATGATGACTTCATCCGCCATGATGTAGGTGGCCCTCTGTGCTACTCCCCTGAGGGTGCGGAGCTTCTGATAATCATCGTGGTGTTCCCACCTGACGATACCCGTCAATCCAACACCAGTGAGGCGTAGGAACTCATTAAGCTCATGCCATGACCTCTGAAGGATACCATCGTCAAGGTTGACGCATGTCTGCCTATAGTTCGCACGGGCAACAAGCTCAGTGGCTCGGATGAGTCCGTCCCAGTCGCCATTGAACTTAGCAAGGTCGATCTCTACGAGGTTACAGAAGGACTTGTTGGCGAGGAGGATCTCAGCGCAGGGGTTGACACCCTTGAACCATGGAGCGCGGAGAAGAGCAGCCTGACCATTAATGAAGCCGGGCTCACTGCCTCCTGACTCGACCATAAGTGAGAAGATGTCAGTGAGTTCAGACTTGGAAGGTCGATGGTAGAATACGAGGGAGTTGTTGGACTGGGAACGCTGGGGGTTGTCAATCCAATGATCCTTCTTGGCCTTGGCGAACTCGACCCACTCAGGGTCACCGTAAGGTACCACTGCGATCTCTGCTGACCGCCTAGAGCTAAGGGTGGTGCCCAGATGGTTCATGATATCGAGGATGTCGATACGACTCAGCAGCCTCGAAGCCTTCTTGTTCAGGACAATACAAATCTGCTCAAAGGCCTTGCTGATGGTCTCATCACCAGAGCTAATCCAGCCATAGCCCTTTAGTCGGACCCCAGCAGGACGAATCTCTGAGAAGTCCAAGGTCAGTTTCTCGCAGTGCCTCTTGTTAGCCAGAAGCTTCCCTGCGGCCTTGGCCCATGCCTCAGCACTGTCGCCTACCTTTAGTACCCAGTGGTACCCGTAGTTGTCTTCGGTGTTGCGGAACTGGTGGAACTGCTCGACGTTGTGCTCGTAGCCCTTATCAGCAATGTCGGTCTTGGTGGATCGAATGATCTCTACTTCTGTGGGTCGTGAGAAACCTGAGAGAGTCCCAACAACCGGTTCAAAACCGACACCGCATCCCTGTAATAGAAGCCAGAAGCTATCAACAATGTCGTGGACTGTTTCAACTCGGAGGAAGGAACAGTTGAACATAGAGGCTTCGCGAGATTGTCCAACAGCCGTTCCACCAAGCCACAGAGTACGGCCTGCCGGGAGAGCCTTTCGTGCGAGGAACAGTTCTCGAAGCTCATGAAGCTCGGCCTCATGCCGGGGTCGCCACTTCTTGTTTCCAAGGGCCCGCTTCCAGAGCCACTCTTGGTGTCCGATGACTCGATCAACAGTCTGCTCCCAAGTCTCAAAGACCTTACCTTGGTCATCCAACGGCCTCGAATAAGTCCTCCTCGTTATAATTTCAGCCCTAGGGCTAGGAGTGTAACTGCTTGAGTTCGGAAAGTTCTCGGACATATAGCTCTCTTTCGGGGTTTCTAAACATCCCCCGTCTATTTGGAAGTCTAATGGGGCGGCAGTCTTTTCTGTAGGTAACCAGAAGTTCCGCCTGAGGTCGCTTCTCTCGTAGGTATGGAAGAAGCAATTCCGTTGCGGATAAGGCGTTGTCTCCGTAAACGGCCCACAGATATTGGGGCTTATTGATACGCTGCTTTCGTGCGGCAACAGACCCACCCAAAAGTCCCTGTAGAAACTCAAGGGTAGGTCTGTGGGTATTGACTACACGAATAGCCACCGCGCCGTTGCTCTCAATCCGAAAGCAACCTTCACCGTCAATAAACCCCGCGGCATAAGCGAGGTCAGCGTTCATTCAAATAAGGTCAATCAAATCGGGCGGCATGTAGTTCGGGCCCTTGAGTATCTTGCCGTCCTCCCGCCGTATCGGCTTACCATCCCGATCAAGCTTGCTCATGTTGGAAGCATGAACCCTAGCGAAGGCCTCATTGAAGACATCCAGCGGAATGATGGAGGCAATGTTGTTGATCTGCCCGAGAACCTTAGCCATCTCAGGGTCAACCTCACGAACACCTACGAGGTAGGCACCCGTGGAGACATACTCCAGATCGATGAGTTCCTTGAGGAGCTGGGCCATAGCCTCACGAACCTCCTGAAGCTCCTCAGCCATGAGCTTCTTCCACAGCTCAGGGTCTTCGCTGGCCTGAAAGGCAGACATGAACTCACGGACCATGTTGCCGCGATCCACCGTCTCCTTGTCCTCAAACGGGAGGGTCATCTGGTCATCATCAAGATCAATAATTTCGTTGGTCATTAGCCTATTCCATAGTTGCGAAGAACAGTGAGGGTCTGACTTACCGACAACCCAGCGAGTACCTCTGCTTGGTTAAGTCCATCAGCATAGTTGGTGTAGTCACCATCATCATTCAGTGCGATCACAAAGATGCCCCTGATGCGGCTACCGTTGGCGAGGTCCTTCATTTCCTCCTCGTTGGGAAGGGATGGGGTGTACTCCTCCTCTTCGGGAAGGTATTCGTCGGGGTGTATTCGGTTCCCAAACAGAGGAACCACTTTGAAATCAGTTGGTACAGTATCGTCAGTCATTAATCAGCGGGTCCACAATCGAGGGCTCTAGCAAAGGCAGTCATGAGGTCGTAGGTTTGACCTAGGGTCAACGTAATGACATCCGCCGTGGTGCCATTATCCTGCCGGATACAAACCTTGTAGGCATTTTCCCACCACACTTCGACGGGGGGGTTTCGCTTCGGAGCAGTAGCAAGGTCTACGACTGTCCAGTAGTAGCCATGCTTGTCGTGCTCTTCATGGATGCTCTCAGCTACGATCTTTCGACTTGGCTGACGACCGGGCGAGTTCCCTTTCCGCGAAGAAGATGATTTTCTTGAGGTCATAGCTCAGATCATTTCCTGCTTTCTCTCCTAGGCGGTACGCGGCCTTGAAGATATTTCCTACGTTGAAATTCATCTGCTTGTGTTCGATGAGGTCTAAAAGCTCTTTGGCCCCATCGGGAAGCTTGTAATAGTCAGTCGAGCCGCCATCGGATGCTATCTTGGTGTCTCTGATTGTAATCACGGCAGACTTGTTGAGGCACCATCCTTGAGCCTGATGAATGTTGCAGGGGTGGTCTACGACTTTGTGACAATAGATGCAGAGGGTGGGCTCCACAGGATGGGCTCCTTCTTTTCACTGTTCCAATCAGAGGCCCTCAGGATGCGAGCCAGCCGTGCTTGCAGCAGAGCGTCGTCCTCAGTCAGGCCAGCCTTCTCAAAGGCCTCTACGACGCCCTCCCAGCCCCGCTGGACGTACTTCTCAGCCTTGACAGCCCCGATACCGGGACAACCGGGATAGCCGTCTGTGGGGTCTCCTGAGAGCGTCTGTCTGAGCCAGTTCTGATCGGCTTCATGCTCTTCAATGGTGTGCAGGGTTTCCTGTCGCCACAGAAGGCCGGGTATGGTCAGAAGGTCTTTGTCCTCAGAGACGATGATCGGGTTCTCAACGCGACCTTGAGTAGCCATGATGCCCATCAGGTCGTCAGCCTCTAGGCAGTCAACCCGCCCAGCGGAGAGTTCACTGAAGACCCTCTGGATGACAGTCCAATAGCACAGAGGCTTACGGGAACGGCCAGCCTTGTAGCCGTCATACATTGCAGAGCGGAACAGGGCATTGCCCGTAAAGCAGAAGAACAACTTGAACTCGGGGGAGCCGCCCAACCACTCACTAATGAAGTGCTGCTTGGTCTGCGCAATGCGAGTGAAGATCATCCAGACCTCCTCCGCATTAGAAGCCAACACATGGTTGTCAGCGTCCCACCGAGTCTCATGCTCTGCTGCTGCTGCTGCCGTGTACATCAAGTGGTCGGCATCAAATAGCAGAGTGTATGTTTTCATCCGAAAATAAGCCTTATAGTTTCTAGGATGGCTCCTACCGTGAACATGATATAGCCAATCCAGAACCATCCACGAAAACTAGGCATGATCTGTGCCGAGATAGCGACGAAGCTCTTCATAGCCACCTACCCTGAGACCCTTATGGTAAACCTGAGGCACCAAGGTAATACCCTGATCACGCAAGAAGTTCTTCAAGATAGGGGACTGGCTCACATCATAGACTGATACCTGACAGTCGCGGCTAGCCAACAGAGCCAGAGCCATGGAGCAGTAGTTACAGTTAGGCTGAGAGAGCATGACCCACATGGTGGGCCAATCAGTTCGCGGCAGTGGTGTCATCGACGGGGATGACGGTATCTCCACCGGAGGAGTCAACGATGGGCTCGACTGCAACAGGTACGGGGACCACGGGTGCGGGCCCTTCCACCACGGGGGTGGCAGCGTTGTTGAAGAGGTCATTCAGTCGGCCCTCGACATAGTTGATAGAAGGATTGCTGAAGCCGTAGTTCTGGCAGAACAGGACGATCTCAGTGGCAATGGCGCGGAAGTCAGTCATTACACGGGGTCTCCAATGTTGAGGGGCACGCACTTGTATGCGGCAAAGATGGGAACGTCTTGGGGTCCCTGAGCCGAAGCAATCAGGGAGTGATAGACACGCTGGTTGTCAGCTTCGCAGGCCTCCATGCTTGGATAAGCGCGGGCCTCACTTGTCGTTATTGGGCCGGACAGGGACAGTACGACCATAGCCATCATCACGTAGAGCATTATCTGGAATCCAGTCGTTGATGTTTGAAGCGTTAGGTGTCCGATGCTGTTGGCTGCACGACGGCAGTAACAAGAGCATCCCAGCTAACAGGAAATAGGGTAGCCATATAAGCAGAGATCTGTTTTGCAACCTGTTGGGTTTCCTTCTGTGTATGACTATCGAGACGGAGAACACAGACCCTTGCAAACGCGTAGAGAGAGCCTGACCAAATCCACTCGGTCATCATGGACTGGGGGAGGACCATGCGGGCTTGTTCTGGGCATACGCCTGCCTTGAGGAGGTGATTGTAATAGTCCACAGCTTCCTGATGATGGCTGTAGATATCTCCATGCCAATCATCAAAGTCCCACAATGAAGGGGGATAAGCAGCCTCCTCTGAAGAGCCCTGCTTCACGTTCTCCGCACGTTTGCGCCAAGTCTCAGGCACGAAAAACGTTGGTTCTGAATCGACGTAGCGTCGGCTGACCTCGTTCCAACTAAGACCCACCGTGTGTTTCTGAAGCTGCCGGGCCACGAAGATAGGAGCGGCCACCCGAAATGAGACAGCGCAATGTGCGAAAGGAGACCAGTGGTTGTGCGTTGCGAGGTATTTAATGAGCTTGGTATCACGGTCTGATAGTACCTCATTGAACTGAAGAACCCTTGAGTTACCCTTAGGGTCCGCGCCTTCAACTATGTTCCACTCACTGGTCTTATCAAAACTCACCCGTGCAGCATTCACTACAGACAGATCTGAGCCCATGCTGTCTATGAGTTCTACTGTGATCATTCCTGCTCCAAATCGAGTTCGTTGAGCCACCTAAGGCCACCTACGGTTGGTCGCCATTCGCGAGAGAACACATTCAGGTGAACCCTCGTACTAATGAGGCCCATGGAAGCAGCCATGGCTACATAGTCTGCATGCTTCCGTGCGAAATCGGACTGTACCGTGAAGCCACGGATGTGAGCTTCTAGGATCACTGAGCATAGTCCGTCGTCAATTGCTGTTAGAACATCAGTCTGTATTTGTCCCACCTGTAGTCCTTGCCGTTGGTTCGCGTGGTTCTAAGCGAGAGATTTGACGATTTAATCTCGGACGCCGGTATTATCCACATCTCCGAAGCATGGACGATCACAAGGATATCGTACATTTGCTCGGCAATGTTATTGGACCGGGTGCGACACTGTAAGTAGTGGAAGTTTGCTGATTTATTCCATGTTGCGGTTTTGACTTGAACTCGCTGGAATATTCCACCCTGCTCAACAATAAAGTCGACGCAGCTTTGTTGGGTGGCGGGCCAGTAAACCTGATGCCCGTGGGATAGAAAATAGGAAGCAGCCAAGTGTTCGCTCGCTGCTCCTACATAGTGCTCTCTTCGAAGCCCAAGCGCATCAATGCGTTTGAGCCCAGTTACGTCCAGTGACATAAGAACTTTCCAGTGGAATCTTAAACCCGTAGCTGAGGCCTGAGTTCTTCGCAGAAGAGACGATCAGGTCTACGGTAGAGGCAACAAATTCATCACGAATAGCTACTTGGAGTTCATCATGGACCCACCCAACGATAACAAAGTCGTGGTTCCAGCCATGTGAGTAGCCATGACTACGCATATTGACGTAGTAATCCCTCAGCCAAGTCTTGCACAGTACAGCACCCGCCGACTGAAGCAGGGTGTTTAGGGCTGAGTGCTCAGACCGAACAGTGAGATGACGCCCGTCCAGACCCTTCAGGTAGCCCTTCTTAGAGGACTGCGTGACAGCCGCTCTGAGCTTCGCGATAGCCGGGACGGTAGCGAGAAACTTTGCCTTTAGTGCCGCTCCTTGGGAAGCAGAGCCTCCAACGATTTTTCCAATCTTGGCGTCACCGGCCCCGTAAAGCCACGCATAAATGAAAGTTTTGCTTTGGTCTCTGGTCTCTAGTCCCGCTGCTGTCTGATTGAAGGTGTGTACATCACCCTCAGTCACAACCTTGCCATACTCACCACCATCAAAAGCAGCCAGATAATGAGCAAAGCAACGAAGCTCTAGGCCGCTCATGTCAGCGCCGATTAGGGTCCATCCAGCGGGTGTATGAAAGAGAGAACGACATTCACGCCCATATGGTGCCCGCACTGAGGGCACTTGCGAGATATTTGGTTCATAGTGTGTAGAACGTCCTGTGAGTGTTCCACAGGCATTATAACGCGCATGGATGCGTCGATCGGACTGTACCACACGCAGCCATCCGTTATCTCCATCAGCGATCTGCCCAAGTCTCTTTTGAACGAGCAAGTATTCGATGAGCAGGGCAGCTTCGGGGATGTCGATTCGGGTGAGGACATCTTCGTCAAGTTTAGCCCTTCCACTATCGGTAAACTGATCTGGCTTCCAACCAAGAAGCCGAAGCTGTTTCTCAATGTGCATACGAGAGCCGGGATTGAATACCACGGTCTTGTATTTTGTGACCGGGACGCCCTTGACGTATCCACGCTTCTTGTCGTCGCGCTTCGGAATAAGAACCTTGTCCACTTCCTGCCACGCACCAAATCGAGCAACCAGTTGCTTCTCGATCTCTTCTCGTCTAGCGACCAGTTGGACATAAAGTTTACCGGCGGCGTCGGTATCAAAGGGCCATCCTTCCATCTCCATCTCATGCACGATCTCGGCCACATCGTGCTCAAGGGATAAAGGGACTTGTGGCATAGCCTCTGGGTTGAGGTGCTTGTAGAGAGCGAGGTTTGTCAGAACGTCCTGACGGCAGTAGTCCTCCATCTCTTGGGACCATGCAGCCCAGCCGCCATCGTAGTGTGCTTTCTGTACCCCTAGCCTCTGACCCCATGCTTCCAGAGAGTGAGAGCCCATTAGCTTGCCGGGCAACTTCTTAGCCTCAAAGTCTTGGTTTTTGAGGTCACCATGCTTCAGGCGGGATACGACCAAGGTGTCAATGATCTGACAGCCGGGACGGGGGTCCCAGTTGTGGAGCTTCTTGAGTACCTTGAGGTCGAACGTGAGACCATTATGAGCGACCAGAGTGTCGGCCTCATAGAGAACCTTTAGAGCATCCTCGATAGCATCTGGGCCATACGATACGAGGCCAGAACCATCCAGAGATACAATCGCGATACAGTGAACCTTAGTAGCTTGAGAAAGGAAGCCATCGCACTCGATATCGAATATGTATTGTTTCACAAGAACTCCAAGAGCCTCCCTGTTGTGACGTTGTATTGTGCTGACCCCGCTGGACCTCTGCGGCCACCCTTGCGTGCCTTAAGGACACCGAACAATAGGGTATCGGACATCGGGTCTTCAGGGTCTTTGGCTAGCGAAATCACAACGTCAGATAGCTGACCAATAGAGTGAGAACCACGCAACTGACCAAGGCGAACCTCTGCACCATCTTCGTGTCCTTTGTCGCCGGGTGGCCTTTTCAGATGTGAGATCAAGATCATTCCGACGCCTGTTTCCTCGCACAGTTGCCTGAGCTTGGTCATTGCTAGGTCGATGGTCTTGCGTTCATCGTTGTCCTCCATGCCGCTAATCAGGATGGACAGATGATCCAGTATCAACCACTGAACGCCAAGGACCTTGACCATATAGCGAGCCCTAGAGAGCACGACGTCAATGTCATTGGAGCCGAAGTGATCCCAGAGATACAGGGGCTTGCTAGCGATAGCATCGAAGCCATCAGCTAGTTCCTGAGGAGTAGCAGTCTCAGGACTGAAGGAGACGTTCTTGTTGATATGGATACCGACAAGGTACTCCATCGTCTCTTCGTTGGACTCCTCAAGGAACATGCCACCCACGGTCTGGCCGTGGTTCATCAGGAGGTCGTAGCAGACCTCCCTAGCGAAGGTGCTCTTGCCTAGTCCACTGCCTGAGGTCACCGTGACGAGCTTGCCGGGGAACAGGCCCTTCAGGCGCTCGTTCAGGCCAGAGAACGGATAGGGGATGCCTACAGGCCTATCGGGATTTAGGAACTCCTCACGAAGCTCAGAGGCCGCTACGATGCCATCTGGCCTCCACGGCTTGGCTGTCCAGTAGGCCTGAACAATGACGCTGGCGGACTGCCTGAGGAGCACCTCATTGGCGTCCTTGAGTGGAAGCCTCATGACATGAGCCTTGCCCGGCGGGAGAAGCTCTAGGACCTCCTCAGTGGCCTTCTGGCCGGCTTCGTCTTGATCGAAGCACAGTACGATCTTCTCGAATGTGTCGAGCCACTCGTAGGCTGCTGTAATGGACTGCTTGGCTGATGAAGCCCCATTGGGTAGAGACACCACCGGCCATTTATTGCCAAAAGCCTGAGAGACCGTGAGAGCATCAATTTCGCCCTCTGTGATCACCACAGACTTGCCGCCTGAGAAGAGGTGCTGACCATACAGCGGCACAGGCTTCGACTTGTCAGCGACCAGCATGGCGAACTGCTTGTTAGCCATCCTGATCTTCTGTGCGACTAGGTTCCCGTTGTCGTCACGGTAGTTAGCGATGTGACAGGGCTGCTCATTATACTCGCCAACGTAATAGCCAAACTTGCGACAGGTCTCTTCGGTGAGGCCACGATTGGGAATGTCCTGCGTACTAACATTCGCAGTAACGAAAGCCTTGGGCTTGTCTTCGAACTCAGTCACCTCCCCATCCCCTCTGGTTGTCTTCTTGCAGGCGAAGCAGTGGCGGGAGCCATCGTCGTAGATAGCCCCCGCGTCCGATGACCCACAGTTATCGCAAGGTACGTGCTTCAGAAAGCGAGCCATTTGCTATGCTATTAGCCAGACTTCTTCTTGGAAGCCTTCTTGAGGAACGGCGTCATGGTCACTTCGAGATCAACAAGGACATCCTCAAGGTTGACCGTGTTGTCGGAGCGGTACTCATCGTGTTGGTTCTTGTCGAAGATGAAGTTATCGTCATCATCGCGACCAAGGTAGCGAACGTACTCAAAGCCCGACGAGCGGAGGAAGCTGGCGAACTCAGCGAAGATGTCGTCTAGGACTTCTGCATCGAAATTCTTAGCCACAGAAAGCTCGTCTCGACCACCAAACTGATGGGTGCTGGTGAAGTTAAAGCGGAGCGTCATATCAAGCAGCCTTCTGCGTGTTCACGGCGGTCATACGATACCGCGCATAGCGGTGCCCAGCCTGATCGGTCCTGAGGTCCGTCGAAATGTCAAAGCCAGCCTCACGAAGCTCATGGATGCGGGCCGCAAGCCGGGTGCAGCCATAGGCCATCAGGGCCTCCATGGGCGAAATGGAGCCGCGCTTCTCAAGGTGCCTCAGGATCGTGCGTGTCTGAGGGTACAGGCCGACAGTCGTGGCAATCGAAGGACGCTGGGTCTTGGGCTTCGAAACCATAACGAGGCTGTCAGGTCCATTCGGGTCAGTCAGGATAGCCCAAATCTTGTCTACAATGTTCATGATCACTTCTCCTTAGCTTCGATGATCCACTCATCAGGAATAGTCTTCGCTGCCCACTTGAACCCATGGCTCTCTGCCCACTGACTAACAGTAGTCTTGGAGCCCTTGTAGATCGGGTTATGGGGAGACTGGAAGACAATACGGAGATCAAGATCAGGGTGCTGGTCCTTTACAAGCAGCAATCGCTGGCGGTCTTCCGCCTCGAAAGGCCAACCCTTGGTCTCGATATAAAACTTGTCGTTCAACAGGAAGTCTGGTCGATATGTCGCCTGTCGAGCAGGGATCGTGAACTCAAGACGGCGAGACTCGTACTTGTAGGGGACGCCCGCAGTCTCTAGCTGCTCTGCTGTGCGCTTCTCTAGAGGACTGCGGAACTTGACGTCCTTCAGGATGGGTACGGAACCAGACTTACCTAATGAGCGACCTCGATTAGATGTCCAGTTCATTCTTGCTACCAGCATCATCAGTAGCATCGAAGCCATCATCGACATCATCGAACTCGTCAGCGCCACCCCAAGACTTCAGGTCGATCACCTGAACCTTCTTGAGACGCAGGCTGAGGCCCTTGTCGTAGTTGTAGACTTCCACAGCGATGCGACCCGTAGAGCCACCACCAATGTCCACATCGTCAGCGATAGGCTGCTTACGGGCGTCAAAGGCGAGGGGCTTGAAGGCAGAGGTAGCCGCGATGACCTCACGGCCATCCTTGAGGGTCTTGAAGGGCATCTTGGGCTGCTTCACCTTGAACGTCTCGTTCTTGGCGATGGTAGCGATCTGAGCCTTGAAGGAAGCCATGTCCTGAGCATCAAGCTCAAGGTAGGTCTTGTACTTGTTATCGGCAAACTCACCATTCGTGTCAGGCTTGCTGATCTTCGGGTAAACGAGGGTGCCGATAGGGGTAACGAGGTTCTGCTTTGCCATGCGGTCTGTAGGTCCTATAGAGTAGCAATTGGTTTACATTAGGTCGTGATAAAGCCGCGATCAATCAGAGCGACCATGAGGTCAGTCGGGAAGGCCGCGTCATCCTGCTCAAGCGCATCACGAATGGCGAACAGGTCATCATCATTGAGGGAGAAGTAGTCGATCTCTCCATCATCACGCATCGGGTACGAAACGTTGGCATCAGGAACAGTGTGGTCCCAGTCATCAAGCGAAAGCATATTCTGCATTTAGAACGTCCTTCAGATCAAGAGAGCCGTAAGTCGGCAATGTCGGGAGACGGTGCTTGTTAGTCGAGACTTGGGCAGTGGCTTCGGTGAGCATCTCAGCGAGAACGTCCTCACCATACAGGCTGACAAACTCTTCGCGAATGATGTCACGGAACTGAGAGGCATCGGTAGCATGGCAACCGAAGCTGTCATGCACTAGCGCCAGTGACATGCCTTCTGAGGTAGCCCTGAGGGCCACCATGTGTAGGTGACAGGCATCCATCGAATGCACGAAGGAGGGAGCGACGGCATTAGCAGCACGGGCCTTGTCGATACCCTTGCCATCAACACGTAGTGAAGGCATGACCCGACGCTTTATGCCCCGGTCGTGGAGGAACAGAGAGATACGCTTAGTCTCATAGTTCGGATAATTGAGGACAACAGGGAACCCAAGGGGAGTAGTCCATACGAGGGGCTTCCCTTCGTGTGCCAATGTCCTCGCGATACCTTGGAGGAAACGCATTGCCTCTGCGGGTTTGGACACCACAGACTCAATCGTGTCGTAGATTATTGAGGCTAAGTACCTAGAAGCTGAGTAGCCATTGTCGGCCCCAAACGGGTGCTCTGGTAGGTCACCAGCCAGCACACGGTACTCAAGGGGCTTCATGGTGTCCTCAAGCTGCTGCTGGGCCATACCGAACTTCTTGGATGAATAGCTGTAGGTCATCACGTTGCGCTTAACGAGCGAACGGTTGACGCCAAAAGCTAGCGCACGTTCAGCCAAGAACCTCAGATCGGGATTGTCCAAGTCCTGCTCAACACGCTTTGCAGCTATGTCCGCGACTACCTGATAGACATCCTGAGGCTGTTCGGTATGACCTAGGTTGACGAGTAGACCCTCTTCGGCTCTGGTCATTGCACAGAGGTGTTGCAGTCCTGAGCATGAGCCATCGAATGAGACGGGGAGATTGGAGGGGTAGTTCTCGGGTCCATCCCGATACAGCAAGGCGTTCCTAAGCTCCATGCAGGCAGCAAGGAACATGAACGGCTTGTCGGCCTTGAACCACCATGGGTCAGTGTTCAGTGGTCCACGCTCGAATGGGTAGTTTGCCACCTTGAGGATGTGGCTAATGTTGGTGTCTACCCAGACAATCCTAGAGGAAAAAGGTCGCTTAGAGACTTTTCCGAAGTCTCCACAGTTGGCGAGATGGACTTTGAGCCACTGTAGTCCATCGCGGCCAAGAGCTTTCCTGTCTGCGAAGAGAAACAGGCTGCGAACGTAGTCTTGTCGTTGGAAGTTAAACGAAGGTACACCATAGACCCGACCTCGGTAATCGAGATTGAGCACTGTCCAGAATGGATTGCTGCCAATATGCCTAGCCGTTTCAATGTCTCTCTCCAATGTCAGACGTTGGCCGATAAACGAGCGGTTAAGGTCCTTGGTGTCACTACGGCGCTTCATCCACACACGCCTGAGGTTCTGGTCCATGGTCTCCCACGGGACATCAGGCTCAGGTATCGGAATGTCCTTGGAGGGTGGCAGGCCTTCAATCACAAGACCGGCCTTGTAGGCACCCTCGATCACATCAAGGATAGGTGCGTTAACGCAATAGGAGACGCTCTGAGCGGCATTGACCGCTTCCAGCACCCTACCTAGCTGACCTGTCTTGATTGCCCCTCTGAGGACGCTCTGTGTCATCTTATCGTGCGTCCTGACTAGTTGGACACGATAACCGTCCATGAGACGCACATCAGAGGTCCAGTCATCAGGCTTGGAGAGGCTAGGCAGCAACAGGGGCGCACGGTCCATCATCAGAGAGACCATCTTGTCTGACACCGAAAGGGCATCCTCAGTGATGGTAACGTACTGACCCTGAATGTCGCTCTCGACTAACACAAAGACAGAGCCATCAAGGACAGCACCAAGCAGCCATGAGCCTGCCTTGAAGCGTTCCTGAGTGGTCCACCCCTTGAGCTTGTATCCAGCCTTCTGAGCGATAGAGCGGAAAGCCTGCTTACGGTACTTAAGGCTACCATGGGTCTTTCGTACCTTGGCCTCAATACGAGAAGCCATCTTTCCATCGTGCTTCTGGAGACCAACGGAATATGCTTCGCTCTCTAGGGCATACCCTAAGAGCTTGATGGTCTTACTCAGAGGATCACACTTAGCAATCGATGAGAGAGTAGTCTGCATTGCAACCAATGTTAGAACATAAGGATCAATATCAGTTAGAACATCCTCAAGCTCTTTCGTTATCTTAGAGTTATCTTTAAGTAACTTTAAGATAGCTTTATGTGTTTCATCAAAATACTTCTCAACGATAGCTAAAGCGCCATCAGTCGAGCCGAAGCCCATGTCACGGGCTGTCCGTTCCATTCGCTTATCGTAACGCTCTTGGGTGAGCGTTCTTGAGTGGAATGTCATGAGGGCATCTCCAATGGGTTTCAGTGGTGGCCCGCTGGTTATAGTTTAGGGGCACGCTTTTCCGGGCTTATGGGCGTAAGTTC